TGGTAAAGCCAAGAACGTCGCTACCAAGAAAAAATAATTTGCATTACATACAGATCTGTTATATACTTGTTGGATAACAACAGGAGAAACAAATGGCAGTAAGAAATTTCAATGACGCAGAGAAGCAGAAGCTGATACAGATCATATCACAGGGTTCACAGGTACTAGGCGAAGTGGACGACCTCAAGGGTGGATTGAGAGACACAGTGAAAGCGATAGCAGAAGAGCTTGAACTCAAACCCGCAATAATCAACAAAGCAATAGCAATAGCACACAAGGACAGTTATAAGAATCTAACAGATGATCTAGACGTGCTGGAATCCATACTAGTGGCCGCAGGCAAGTTATAGTGATAAAATTACTCAAAGAATTTTGGGTAACCAGTTATAAGACAGATCCAACAGCATTCTATCTAGAACTTTTTTCTGTTATAGTGACAGTGATTGGGTCAGCTGTCTTGACTTTTACATCACCAGAGCCTATAATGAGTATAGTTTTTCCATTTTACTGGCTTGGATCTAGCACGATGTGTTGGGCAGGATTTAGACGTAGGTTGGTTTGGATCTCATGCCTTACAGGTTGGTTCACGATAATGAACACAATAGGATTATACAAAGTATTCATACAATGAGTTACATAGACGCACTATACAAAAAGGACGAGGACAAGATCTACGTCGTGGAACGTGATCCCAAGAAGGGTCGTGTGTTCGTGGAGTATGACGCAAGGTATGTGTTCTACTACGAGGACGCAAGGGGCAAACACAGGTCGATGACTGGTGAACCTTTACAGAGAGTCCAGTGTGCGACACAGAAAGAATTCATAAAAGAGCAGAGGATAAGATCCAACAAGACACTGTACGAGCAGGACATCAACCCAGTGTTCAGGTGTTTGGAAGAGAATTACCTAGGCAAGGAAACTCCCAAGCTGAATGTTATGTTTTTTGATATTGAAGTAGACTTCGATCCCGATAGAGGTTATTCAACAACAGACGACCCGTTCATGCCCATAACTGCCATAAGTTGTTACATGAGCTGGACAGACCAACTGGTCACTTTCGCAGTGCCTCCCAAGACAATCAGCATGGATGATGCAAAGGAACTGACCAAGAGATTTGACAACACGATGCTGTTCGAGAAAGAGAAGGACATGCTGGACGCATTCCTGGAATTGGTACAAGACGCAGACATACTGTCAGGTTGGAACAGTGAAGGGTACGATATCCCATACACAGTGGGCAGGATACAGAAGGTACTGAGTTCAGATGACACGAGGCGTCTTTGTTTTTGGGGACAGAAACCCAGGAAGAGAATATTCGAGAAGTATGGCAGAGAACAGTTGAGTTTTGATCTGGTTGGTAGGGTACACTTGGACTTGCTAGAACTATACAGGAAGTACACATACGAGGAAAGACATTCGTTCAGGCTAGATGCAATAGGTGAACACGAATTAGATGAGAGGAAAACAGTCTACGAAGGTTCGCTTGATAACTTGTACAAGAACGACTTTGGATTGTTCATAGAATACAACAGACAGGATACTGCACTGTTGGCCAAACTTGAGAAGAAATTGAAGTTTATAGAACTTGCAAACGAGATAGCACACCAAAACACTGTACTACTACAAACAACTATGGGTGCAGTTGCGGTAACAGAACAGGCCATTGTGAATGAAACGCACAGACGTGGCATGATCGTTCCAGGCAGGAAGTACAAGAAGGACGGTGAGGTGAATCAACCGGCGGCGGGAGCCCACGTGGCAACTCCACAAAAAGGAATACATGACTGGATAGGATCTGTTGACATTAACTCACTGTATCCTAGTGTGATCAGGGCATTGAACATGGGACCGGAGACAATCATAGGACAGATAAGACCTGTGATAACATCAGCGGAGATCAACAGGGCCATACACGCAAAGAAATCATTTGCGGCGGCATGGGACAGTCAGTTTGGCAGTTGGGAGTATGTTGCGGTGATGAATCAAGAGAAAGGCACAGAGATCATAGTCGACTGGGAAGACCAGACCAGTGTGAGGATGAGTGCGGCACAACTGTATGAGTTGGTTTTCGATGGCAACAACAAATGGATGTTAAGTGCGAACGGTACTCTGTTCACATACGATTACGAAGCAATCATTCCAGGATTACTGAAACGTTGGTACGAGGAAAGACAAGAGATGCAAAGGAAGATGCGTGAATGCGGAGACAACGAGATCGAAAGAGAATATTGGGACAAGAGACAGTTGGTCAAGAAGATCAACCTGAACAGTCTGTATGGAGCGATCCTGAACCCAGGGTGTAGGTTCTTTGACATGAGGATTGGACAGAGTGTGACACTCACAGGAAGATGTATTACACAACACATGGCCAGCAAAGTCAACGAGGTCGTGACAGGTGAGTATGATCACAAAGGTAAGAGCATTGTGTACGGAGACACAGATTCCGTTTACTTCTCAGCATTCAAGACACTGCAGAAAGAGATAAAAGAAGGTGTCATACCATGGACCAAAGATTCCGTTGTAGCACTCTATGACAAAATAGCAGACGAGGTCAACGGATCATTCAAATCATTCATGACCAAAGCATTCCACACACCAAGCACAAGGGGAGAAGTCATTGCGGCAGGTAGAGAACTGGTCGCATCAAAAGGATTGTTCATCACGAAGAAAAGATATGCCGTGTTGTACTACGACAAGGAAGGAAAACGTGCAGATGTCGAGGGCAAGGATGGCAAGATGAAGGCAATGGGGCTTGACCTCAAACGTTCTGACACTCCTGTGTTCGTGCAAGACTTCTTGAGTGAGGTACTGTACATGGTACTACAAGGAAAGGATGAGAAGATCGTCCTGGACAGGATCAGTGAATTCAGGGCAGAATTTAAGGCCATGCCAGGTTGGGAGAAGGGATCACCCAAGAGAGCAAACAACATGACCAAGTACACAGCGGCGGAAGAAAAAGCCGGTAGAGCAAACATGCCTGGACACGTTAGAGCCAGCATGAACTGGAACAGATGCAGAGAAATGTACGGAGACAAGTATTCAATGCCCATAACAGATGGTGCGAAAGTGATCGTGTGTAAACTTAAACAGAATCCATTAGGCTATACAAGTATTGCGTATCCTGTGGACGAGATGCGTATACCTGAGTGGTTCAAAGAACTGCCATTCGATGGAGACGCAATGGAGACGGGCATACTGGATCAGAAACTGGATAACCTTATAGGTGTGTTGGACTGGGACGTGCAGAGCACGGAAACCAGTAACACATTCAACAAGCTGTTTGAATTTTAAATACACGTATGTTAAGCATAGAAGAAATTAAATTACTGATAGAAAAACTAGAGAAGATCAAGGGGGAGGACTTCCAGCAATTACTGGAATCCAATCTGAAGATACTGAAGAATCTTGAAATAGCAGTGGATGCCAACAACAAAGAAGTCATAGACAGGATGGACAAGACCCCGGAATGGTTTTACAAGGACCTCGAGCAGAAAAAAAAGAACCCTATTGTTGATCCTATACTCGCAAGACAGATACAGACCAAGATATTCCAATTTGCAAGGACCAACCTCTACAACAGCCTAGAGATTGGGCCAGGCAATGGCATGTTCTCTATGGATTTCAGGACATGGAGATTAAATTTATTCCTGGACATAACACATAAAATTGAAGCTCCAATATTGGCCAAATTTAATCCCCAGCATAGAAAGTACTTGAAATTTTATAAAACCAGGAACACTGAATGTACCAACATACCGCAGAGCAGTTGCAACCTTGTGTTCAGTTGGGACACTTTCGTTTTCTTCACACAACAGCACGTGCAACAGTACCTGCATGACATCAAGAGGGTGCTAATACCCGGGGGTTACTGCTTCATACAGTATGCCGACTGTCACTACGATCAAGAGCTGGACCAGGCCCAACGTGGTTACTGGAACTACAACACCAAGACCGCAATGGCACAGATGATCGAGGACGAGGGTTACGAGATCGTGGAAATGAATCAGTTCCGACCTGGTGCCAGTTACGCCATATTCAAGAAGCCTGGTAAACAAAATCCAGCAGTGTACAGAGTTTCTGAAATAACACTAGACTAAGACCTAAATATCATATACAATAAGAACATTATGATAGACATCTTAAAAGACATCGTTAAACACACGCATGGACTGGGATTCTTGGATCTTGTTAAAATCACTGGGGACGATAAGGAAACTTCAATCGACTCAATGGCCGAAGACAGATCTGTGATCCTACAAGGGTCTTTCCACAAGCCACAGGCAGAAATGTCTGGTACGTTTGGAATGCCTCAGATGGGTAAGTTAGACATCCACTTGAAGTGTCCGGAGTACAAGGAGAAAGCAAACATAACTGTGTTGTCAGGTGAGAGAGCCGGGACAACAGTTCCTACAGGAATCCATTTCGAGAACGAAAAGGGTGACTTCAAGAACGACTACAGATTTATGAATGCTGAGATAATCAACGAGAAACTTAAAACTGTCAAGTTCAAGGGTGTTAAGTGGGACGTTGAGATCGAACCAAGCATGGCAAGTGTGCAAAGATTCAACTTCCAGGCAACTGCAAACACAGAACACAACTCATTCGTTGTTAGGACCGAGGATGGAAACTTGATTTTCACTTTTGGTGACCAAGCATCGCATGGTGGTGAATTTGTTTTCGCAACTGACGTTAAGGGAACACTTAACAAAGGTTGGAGTTGGCCGGTAGGACAGGTGCTACAAATACTTAAACTATCAGACTCGGCGAAGGTCACATTACACTTCTCTAACGAGGGTGCGATGCAGGTCTCTGTTGATTCAGGTTTGGGCAAGTATCAATACATCATACCAGCACAGGCGCAATAATGATTAATAACAGGCAAGAACATCTAGGTCCCAAAAGCAGAGACTTTGCTGTATTCTTGCCTGCTATTTCCAACTTTTATAACAC